ATGAGCAACGTTATCAATTTATTCACGCGAGAAGTAATCGATGTGGTTGAGAGCCCAATCATTAATAACCACGAAGCTCCCGTAGCCGTGTCTGAGATATTGAATAAGACAGACAAGGCATGGCTAACGTTCATAGAAGACTGTTCTAACGGTTTTAAAGTATGGGATGACGCTAAGCAACGTTCGTTCCGTATGCGTCTGAATGGTTCTAGTAAGATCCTCCAGCGCGTAAAGCAGGCCTTAATGGACGCTTTAATATCCAAAATGCCCATAAATGGTTATAGTATTGATCAAAAGCTAGACAAGAAGGGGTTCGAGTACTTGTGGCGCATGAACTTTAAGAAGAACGGGTCTCCGCGTAAGAATGCATGGGGTTACTTTGAGCAACGTGTTCTGAAGCAGTTCAGTCACTTCACGTTCGTAGGTTTGCACAACCTATCAAGCAACTCTTATACACAATACGTGCCTGTCTACCGATGCTATGCCACGGACGGTAGCTGGTTTGAGTATACAGGGGTTACGTTCAAGATGAGTGAGGTGCTCAACGTTTGTAACCGCGCTGATGATGTGTCTTAGCTATCATCGAGGGTTGGTGGTTTATAGTAAACTATCAACCCTCAACCTAGCCATCCGCCCCGCTTTAGTCCCCGACGTAGCTTTGTAGTGCTGTAACGCTTGTCCCGCCTGATGTAAACGACAGGGATGTTGTTTATAGTCAGGCTTTTGCCTTTGTAATCACTATCTTTGAATAGCACCTCGGCAGCCCATCCGTTAGCGTATGACACAAGCGCTCGTTCTTCTGTGAATGGGATGACAAAGTCAGTGGGCCTGATGTTATCCTGCACTGCCTGTCTCCGCCTATACCCGTCTTGCACCGGATATTTTCCCTTTAGGTTAAAAACACTGTCCTCGCTGTTAACCATCACGATGAGACGGTCGCACTGACGCATGGCTTGTTTCAGAAAAGACCTGTGTCCTTTATGGAACAAATCAAACACACCTGTAGTTATGCCAACTGTATATCGTTTTTGTTTAGCCATTACCAGCGTGCTTTCCTTACCCTAACTGCACGTAACTTACTCATAAAGTCGTATTCATACATCTCGAATGCTGTGTGTTTCACATCAAAGCAAGACCGTATAGGTCCGTCAGTGGTATTTAACAAAGATTGGAAATTCCAAGTAACTCTTCCTTTACAGACACGCCTGTAACGACAGGAATAGGTTCCTCTAACCTCTAACCATACGTCTCGTTTCATGCTATCCCTATAAGCTCTTCGGTACCAGGATAAGTGATGTGTCTTCATAGACACACGTTAACTCACTCGATGCTTCCGAGTCAAGTTGTGAATACCTGCCCGGCGCTTCGCGCTGTCTCCTATATAGTTTCGAACGCACAATACAATATCTATATAGGAATCAATGCCTTATGCCCGCTGGACGTAGCTGTGGCCTCTAGAGAGCCTTTAACACTCTAGGTCTCAGGTCGTACGTTAAGCTGCAGTAGGTCCGCGACGCCCTATTCCCTAAGCGCCCTTGGTCAGGGCGGCCTAGTGTCGGGCTCTCTCCCACCTAAGAAGCCTGGTCGCGGCTGTAAGATCACTAGGGGAGAGCGCTAGGGAGATTGAAACAAGATATCACCTTTAGACCGTCTCAAGGCCTAAAAAAAACAGCATGTTAGCTGGTGTTAGCTTAGGAGGTCTAACCCTCTGGCCCATCACAGGTGGCCACACGTACCAGGCTCTTAAGCCCCGCACCATAGAGAGGTGACAACTCTATGGCATTCTTTTCCGTGCCTCTGTGTATCATCTTAGCATAGGTCAGGCTTGACACAAGGGCTTTCCTGGTGGCATGATGTTTGCTTAGGGTGTTGGGGTGGCATAGGGCTTGCACAGGTCTTAGGTCCCCCCCCCGTTAGGGGGCTTAGGCTCCTCGCTCTAAAACAGAAATTTCCTGGGGATGGGAATTATTTCAAGAATTGGTGTTTCTGTAGAAAGGGAGTTTTTATGACACTTGTGTTTATCATAGGGAGCTTGAACTTGATATTGGTTGTTGCAGGCATTGCTCTCACGTTGTATGATCGGTAGGGAATAGTGCTTGGGGTGTTTTAACAAAAGGAGAATAATGTGAAGAAAGTAGTACAGGTTACAGAAGTTGAGGGAGAGGGATTAGTCGGTTTGCTAGGCCAGCGCGTAGTGCTGTATTGTCTGAACTACATCTATACGGGAACACTAACAGGTGTAAACCAGACATGCGTGCTGCTAGAAGATGCAGCTATTGTATATGAAACTGGGGCCCATGACGCTAAGAAGTTTGCTGACGCACAGCATGTTGGTCAAGACCTATATGTCTCTACCGGCGCTATTGAGTCGTTCTCTAAGACGGAGAAGACATGCTAAGATCATATAAGAATAAGTATAGGTCGGGGTCGAGGTCGAGGTCGTGGTTGAGGTCGGGGTCGGGGTCGGGGTCGGGGTCGAGGTCGAGGTCGAGGTCGAGGTCGAGGTCGTGGTTGAGGTCGGGGTCGGGGTCGGGGTCGTGGTCGTGGTCGGGGTCGGGGTCGGGGTCGAGGTCGTGGTCGGGGTCGGGGTCGCTTTAACTAAATAACAAAGGAGAAGAAACATGGGATCACCACAAATTGATGCTTTGAAGGCAAGGGCAGCTTCGTTAGGCTTTAAGAAGGCTACACAAGGACTTACACCACAGGAGGAAGTAGAGCTTAGTCAAATCGAGAGACAGTTAGCTATGCAGAAGGCTGGGTTCGGGGGCTCACAACAAGGCGGGTCTTAGATGCTCCGCTCTGTCGTAATTGAAGGGGTTCGCTACATGGACGACGGGCGACTCCTCATTGCTGAGGTCGATATGAAAGAAGGGGATGTTGACAGCATCCTGTCTTTCATAGAGGCTAACAGCCAGGGCTTCCAGGGACTTGTGATGAAGCTCATGCTGCTAGCTTCCCGTTCCCCCGGAAGCGTGATGCCGGTAGGAGACTAGTTATGCTTGGGCTCAGGTGCTTAGAGTGTGGGACAGTACTAGTGAGCCTACACAGGCATGATTATTACGGGTGTGGCTGTCCTAACGGGACAGCTGTTGATGGAGGCACTGACTACTTCAGATGTACTGCTAAATCATTCAAGAAGACAGAGGGGATAGAGGTGTCACCCCTGGATGCCTTTGTCTCTAGAGGATTAGTCAGCACTAAGGTGTTGGGTAAGAAGACATACGTTGATGACGGGAAGATCCTCATCACGGAGAAGAACTTAGTAGGACCTAACATCATCACGTTAGACAACTGGGCTAAAGCTACAACTGGTGAGAAGCTGTCCCCAGCGCTGTATCAACTAAGAAGGGCAATCATTCATGAACTTGTCACAGATCGTCTACAAAGCTCATAACACGGCTGTAGAGCAAGGCTTCTGGGAAGGGTCTCGCACCTATGCCGAATGTCTAGCATTAGTACATAGTGAGGTCAGTGAGGTGCTAGAGGTGCTGCGGTCTAAGGACCCCAAGCCCCTGTTCTTCGAGGTGCTGCCTGACGGAAGTAACAAGCCTGAGGGTTATCTGGTGGAGTTGGCAGACGTTGTAATTAGAGTGGCAGATATGGTTGGAAAGATGGGGCTTGCCAAGGAGTGGGAGGATGCTATAGCCTTGAAGATGAGCTACAACGAGAGACGCCCCCGCAAGCATGGGAAGAGGTTCTGATGGTCCCACATGGTCGCCAGTTAACTAACCGCATCAAGAGAGCCATCAAGGATGGCAAGGTTGGGCTCCTGAACATCCACGTCTACCAGGTAGGAGACACGGTTAAGTTTTCCTGTCTAGATCCAAACAACCCATGGGCTGATAACCAAGAAGAGAACAGCATCGAGGAAGCCATCAACCACTACATCACTAAGTCTTATGGGCGTAAAGATTAATGTCCTAATCTCGCAAGGCGGACTTGGGGACTTTATAGCTGCGGTTCCGGCTATGAGATGGCTCATCAAGAACCAACCCGATCATCATTATCATTTCTACATCCCGGATGTTTGCTACCTGTTCATCAAGGAGCTTATGGCAGAGCACCTACGCGAACAGGACAGCATAAGGCGGTGGAGCAAGCTAGACAGCAAGAAGGAAACCAACCAGCCAGGCGTTCACATGAGCTGGCTCACGCCACACACATCGATGCGTACCCACCTAGTTGATTATGCCTACCACGTTCTCTGCGACTATTCCCCCTCGGGCGAAGACCGAAATTACCCACGCCTACCCCACCAGCATGACGAAGCTATGGTACAGGAAACGTTACTAAAGTTTCATGTAAGTAACGCTAGTTATGTTGTAGTTACAACAGGTTACACAGCACCTGTGAGACAATGGCTCCCAAAGCATGTGAATGGTGTGACAGCTTGGCTTAAGGAGCAAGGCATCGTCCCTGTCTTCATGGGGAAGCGCGACGTGGCTCCGGGGATGCATGGTTCGTTTGCTAACGACATTGATTTCTCAGGCAGTGTGAACCTAATTGATCAAACCAATTTGTTAGAAGCTGGCCTAATCATGTCGAGGGCCAAGTGCGTTGTTGGGTTAGACAACGGTCTCCTTCACCTAGCCGCCACAACCGATGTTCCCATCATCATGGGCTTCACTTCTGTTAAACCGGAGCACAGGCTTCCACAGCGACATGGGTTTCAGGGATGGAACATAGATGTTATCGAACCCGAACAAAGCTTAAAGTGTAGGTTCTGTCAGTCTAAACGAGTGCTTGTCGAGCATGATTTTAAGCTATGTATAGAGAAGACGTATGAATGCTTAAACCACTTGACGGCAGAAAGGTTTATTGAGAAGATCAGGCCATGGATAATCAAGAACACGTAAGATATTGGTTAGAACATAAACAAGGTAAACCACTCTTCTTCATAGAAGATAGACCTGTAGTTATGATGGCAGGACTTTTCCGCTACTACCTTCTACCAACGTTAGTGATCGAGCTAGTTGCCTACATCTGGGATAGGGTTACATGAGTGAGATCTTAGATTTATTTTTCATAGGTGTGTTTGCAGCTCTCTGTGCTAGCCTGATAGTGGCAGCATGGGAGCAGGCTAACGAGGGAGATGAAGATGAGTAACCCACGTGAAGCAGCAGTTGGAGATGTTATCGTCACTAGTACAGGCAACGAGTGGCAGCTAGTAGAGCGAAGTGATGTCAGAGAGTCATGGAAAGATCTTTCTACTGGGATTACCTGGCATGACAAAGAGGATGGTACCCTCTCTCACTATGACGCGGTAGCTCGATATGGAGACAGCCTCCCTACGAAAGAAGAGTGGGAACTGGCGGACGAGAACGGAGCGATAGAAGTGTTGCCAAACATGCGAAGCTGGTTCTGGTCGACATCGGTCCATGTCGATTACCCTGACGATGTCTATGTTTTTTATGGTCTTAAAGGTACGTTTGACTACCTAGATAAAAATGCTGATGACATGGTGTTGGCACGGATTGTGAGTAGAGCATGAACAAGTTACAAGAGAGCCTGAGACGCCTCTCAGAGCTAGAGGCGAAGGCGACGCCTGGGCCGTGGAAAATTGAGGGCACGGACGGACTTATAACTGAAGATGGCAATGTTATTGTTTGTGAAACGCTTCCTTATGAGCAAGTTGGAATTTATGGAGAGAACAATCCTGAACTCATTGTAGCCATGCGCAACGCCCTCCCTCGCTTGATTGAAACGATTGAGATTCAGCAGATTGCCCTAGAAACACTCGAAGTAATAGAAAGCTGGACTGGTCCAAACTATTTACCGGCGATCAAGAACGAAGTCGCCGTTGCTCGTGATAAAATCGAAGCCCTCTGGACCGAACAAAAGGACTGATGTATGGATGACCATAAAACGCGAGGCACTCCTCGCATGACGCCGGAGCGAAGGGCGGAGATCAAACAAACTCATGCTTGCTTAATCGCAAAACCCGGTAGCAATGCTATCGGGAACTGCCACGAAAAAACGTCTTGTGACTGCACTGTTGTCGAACTCCTCTCCGAACTCGAAAGAGTTGAGGCGGAGAGGGACGAGTTTCAATACAAACTAGAATGCTTACTTTGTCATGCCAGCGGTAACATGGCGTCTAAAGCGAACTACACAATTGAAACCATGTACAGCGTAGTGAATGACCACATTGAGCGAGAAGTGGAAGAGCACGCCGACGCCCTCCGCGCCCAGCTTATGGAGAAGGATGAGGTCATAATCAACATGACCCAGGCTAACAGTGAAGATGTAAATAAATTAATGAATTATTCTTTAAAATTAGGGCTGGAAATCAAAGATTTACAACTCAAGCTGGCTAACAGCGAGGGCATGGTGAGACGTATGGAAATGCGTCTAAACAAGGTATTAGGAGGCAACGACGATGAGCTGGGGTGACAACGTCGGAGAAGAAAGCAGGAAGACCTGGCACAAGAAAGGGTATGAGTACTACAGAGCCGGGGGATCTTTCTTTGGCACATATATGAATGGACATGGACTAGATGTTGGCTACCGAGGATACCTTAAGGAAGTACATCCCATCTTACCCGTAGCAACAGGTGTCGATCTGGAAACACCGGGTTATGATGGAAAGATACTGCCCTTTCCTGACGCCAGTCAGGACTATCACTACTCAAGCCATGTCCTAGAACACGTAGATGACTATGTCACCTTTATTAGGGAAGCTCACCGAGTGGTTAGACCCGGCGGCCATGTGATTATCGTAGTGCCCCACCAATATTTATATGAAAAGAAAAAAGAAAAGCCAAGCCGCTACAACGAAGATCATAAAAGGTTCTACACCCCGTCGCGCCTACTACAAGAGTTGGAGGAGTCGCTACCTCCCAACAGTTACCGTGTACGCCACCTCCAAGACAACGACAGTGGCTTTGACTACTCGATCCCACCAGAGAAACATAGCTCGGGCTGTTACGAGATTGAGGTCGTTATTCAAAAGATGGTGGCACCCGATTGGGAGATTAAATAAACCTATGCATACGTTAGTAAAAGTGATAATGTTCCTGTACGCCATGTCTGTGATAGTGGCTCTAACCGCTATTGGTAGGTTCTTTATCTTAGTTATGAAAGCGTTCGATGTCTAATATTATCTCCTACATCATCGATATCTTTAGGAAAAAGCCTGAAGAGAGTAAAGTAGACCCTAGTCTAGTTTACTCTTATGGAGAATACATCCGTTGGAGAAAGGGCGACAAATCCCCCATAGGGAACACTTCTTTTTATAAGTCAGAGTTCGAGTGTCACTGCCACTTCCCTACCTGCATTAATCAGGTTATTGCAACATCCCTGGTGGATAAGTTAGAAGAGGCTAGCCGACAGTTTCCAGATCTAGTTGTTACATCTGGCTACAGGTGCCCGGCCTACCAGAAGCAGCTAGCAGCCGGGGGAGCAGAAACAGCTAGAGGAGTATCCCAGCATGAGCTAGGACGAGCTGCCGACCTAACATCAAAGCAACTGGCGGCGCTTCAGAGCTACGTCCTTATCCTCTTCCACGCTGTGGGGATAGCAAGAACCTTCGTTCATGTTGACCTACGAGATGACAAAGAAAGACGCTGGACTTACAAATGAGTCGCAATAAACTTCAGGAATTCGTAAAAAAACATTTCCAGTGGCTGCTAGACGAGCGTTACGATGACATCATCTACGGCCACATCTTTAGAGAAGGCTCCGATATCGAGGTTTATTTTCCGAGAGGGAAGATGCAGCTCTACGGGCTCCTCTTCAACAAGGTTAAGTATACAGACGAGAGCCGTAACTTCAGGAACCTAGATGGGCGGGAGCTTCTTGCCGTTCGCCCGAGCCATCTCCTAGATGACACCTATGACATCGAGGTTGTAGATCTTGAAACTAACGAGAGTGAGATGTACACTCTTAACTATGACGAGTGGATCAGACTTAGACCTGGAATTGTCCCGCGTAAGGGAATTGAGTTACGCAAGAGCGGGTGGGACATCTTCAGGCGCAACGCCACACAGTTCAAGCAGCATGGTGTTACGGAGCATAATTATTTTGCGTTCAAGACGGCGGAGATATGGATAAAATCGTTGCAGTCGACGTTGAAACGACCGGTCTTCATACCAAAACATGTGAGATCACAATTTGCGCAGCAGTTTCCGATCGTGGAGAGCGAGTGTTTCACGACAGAGAATCACTTTGTGCCTACCTCCGAGAACTCACAGAGCGAGGCTACGGAATAGTTGGCCACAATTTTAAGTTCGATCTGCATTTTATTAATAAGTATGATGAGCTGCTCCCTCTTTCTAGTTGGGTGGGCGACACTAACCTCATGGCGGTCGCCCATCGAGAGAAGATCCCAGAGAGCTGGCTCGAACAATACGAGGCGAAGCGTAAGGAAGAGAACAAGAAGCTCAAGAAAGGCTTCTCCCACCGCGAAGCGGGGGGCTACTCGCTAAAAACACTAGCACCTTACTTTCTAGGTGTTGAGCCGTTCTGGGAAACACCAGAAGACCACAAGGATGCTGACTATGTTACTAAAGACGCTAGATATACTTATGAGCTTTATCATCATCTTAGACGATGTATGCGAGAGGATGAAAGACTATTTGTCGAAACGAAACTCCTCCCCTGGACTAAAACTCTTTATAATGCAGAGTCAAATGGTATTGGTATTGACCTTAGCACGCTTGCTAGTGAAGAGAGAGCGGCTAGCGATCAGTCAGCGTCGGCGCTAGCAGCCATCTACAAGAACTTCCACCAGGAGATATCGGCCTGGGAGGCAGAGAAAGAAAGGGAGACAGACGCTCGCTACGAGGAGATGTTGACTAGGGCGTTAGCCAAGAACCCAAAAGATCCCGAGAAGGTTAGGGTTAGATACACCAATCTTAGATTGAACGCAGCGAAAGCTAAGTTCAATCTAAATTCGCATGTACAGAAGAGGTTTATGCTTAAGGCTAGGGGCCTAGATATAACAGAGCTTGAGTCAGAAGAGGAAAGCACGGATACAGAAGTACTTGAACGATTGGTACAGGAGGGTAACAAGGAGGTTCAGCCACTTCTTGATTACAATGCTGCTAACAAGCTCGTCACGTCTTTTTTCCCAACCTACCGAGAGCTTCAGTACGAGGGTAAGATCTATACAAGTTTCAACCCATCGGGGACACGCACGGGCCGTTTGTCATCATCAGACCCGAACCTACAGCAAGTGCCGTCCGCTCTCCACAAACTATTCGTTGCGCGTCCGGGATACAAGCTGATTACACGAGATCAGTCGGCCATAGAAGCCAGGCTTCTGGCCTATTACTCTGATGACCCAACGCTGTTCCTGATCTGTGCAGAAGGCACCTCAATCCACGATTACAACACCAAGAACATCTTCTTTGATCTTGAGTGTGAAGTACACGAGGTAAAAGAAAGGTTTCCCCACGAGAGACAGGTTTCAAAGACAGTTGGCTTCGCCCTCTTCTACGGAGCCGGATGGAGACGCATCCAGGCAGCCGCGATGCAAGCAGGTATCCCATGGAGTGACTCCGAGTGTAGGGAGAAGCTTGCTAAGTTCAAGGAAGCCTACGCTCGTGTGTTTGAGTACAAGCAGGAACTTGATCAATATCTGATGGTTAACGAGGGTAAGTATAGTAACCTCCTTGGCCGCCCACTGGTCATCAGCGACGCGCAGGACATCTATATGAAGGGCCTTAACAAACTTGTTCAGAGCAGCGCTTCCGACCTTGTCCTAGACAGTGCCTGTAAGACCCAGAACACATATAACAAAAAACAGATAGATGCCAACGTTCTCCTCCTCGTCCACGATGAGATCGTGGTGGAGGCTAACGAACAACATCTGCAAGAAGCTGTTGACACGCTAGAGCGTGCTATGACACACTATGACCTGGGCTCAATCAAGCTAGAGGTAGAAGGTAATGTTGGAAGCTGCTGGACAAAATGAGTGGGCTAAGAAGTTCCCCTTATGGCTTGCTACAGTACATGTGGTCGGGCAGGCCGGTGTCACCTTTAAGTTTAGGCTGCTACGGCTAGAGGCTATAGGCAGGCAGATCACGTCTATTGCTAGTGACACCATCTTCGAGTTTCGAGATGTTAAGAGCAAGGAACCTTATAGAGTTAGCTTGGGAGCTGTGATGGGAGGGCTACAAGGTAGATCTTTGTTTCCTGCTGTCTATACTACATCACGGGTCATTGATGTGCTACCGCCAAAGGATGCTGTATGAGAAGTATCATAGATAAGCTAGAGAATACTACTGTTTGGGTTGTAGGCGATGATGGTGAGGACCACTACCACGTCCTCTCTCCAACTGGCAGACAGGAAACCAGCACCCATAAAACACCTATCTATAAGAACGAGCTGATTGTTCGAGAAGGGCTGGCTACAAATGTAGTAGCTAATCTGAATGCTATGGGCGCTGATGCCTATGGGTATTCTTTCACAGGTACGTATGAGGTCAAGGACCGTTACATCATAGACGGGAAATATGTGGCTAGGGGTGACCGTCGCGCTCCCATCATTCCAGACACCTTCACACAGCTTGTAAAGAACCTAGAGAACTGGGGCACCCCTTCCCACATCATCGTGAGCGACTACGGGAAGGGAACCATAACAGAACAGGTATATCAAGATCTGCTTAATCTAGGCATTCCGCTCGTTGTTGACCCACATACTAGTAGATCATTAGAGTTTTACAAAGGGTGTACGGTTTTCTCCTGTAATGCGGACGAGGCAACCCATTTTGTGGGAAACCATTGGGCAGATATACAAGCGGGTCTACTCTATAGACAACTAGAGGCCGATGTGGTCATTAGAAGGGGTTCTTTAGGAGCCACTGTTCTTACGAAAAAATCCGATTATTGTATTATTAATTCTGTTGCAGCAGATGAGGTCGATAGTTGCGGTGCGGGGGACACCCATGTAGCAGCAATGACAGCTGCCCTGGCAGCGGGAGCTTCGCTGGAAGCGGCTGTTAGGTTCGGTAACTTAGCCGCCGCTATAGCAGTAAGCAAGCCATACACACACGCTGTGACAAAACAGGAGCTTATCGATGCTTGTGGCGTTCGTAGGATCTAACCCCAGCGAGTGTAACCCAGACCCAAACATAGCGTTTGTGGGAACACGCTCCTATTCTGTCCTATCGAAGTGGTTGGATAGGTTATTGAGGAAAGAGGACACAGCCGTTTTCTTCAACGTATCGAACGTCATCACTAAGAGAAAGCTCCGTGTGCGGGAATACCAGCTAGACATCCTGCAGCAGAACCTGAGGCCATTTAAGCGTGTAGTGGCCTTAGGGGAGACAGCAGCAGACGCTCTAACCAAACTGAAGATAAGCCACTTCCCGCTTCCTCACCCGTCTCCACGTAACAGGGTTCTGAACAACAAGAAGGCCCTTGCACAATCCCTAGGTCTGTGTAAAACTTGGATCTACGGAGTAACTTATGACTGAGTTTGATGTATTTATCTCTATGCACTTTCCAACCCTGTTGCTTGTGTTCGTCAGCGTGTCTGTGCTAGGGTTCTTTACGAGCCTCTACTACCACCACCAGATGCTCAAGCGCAGCGATTACGGACGTAAGCTAGAAGCAAGGCTTGAGAGTGTTCTACATGACCTCTCAGCAGCCCACAGGCAGATTAACACACTGAGAGGAATGGAAAATGAGCGTAAAAACCTCGGTCGCTAGTTCCACGAAGAACATTATCAGCATTGATAAAGCACTCATTGCTCAGGTACAGGAGGCTGCCGAGATGGTGGCAGAGCATGTGAGAGAGGCGGGTAAGGTTATCCTCGCAGGTAACGGTGGATCTGCAACAGACGCGCAGCATGTGGCCACCGAGTTCATGGTCCGTCTCAGGAGAGACCGGGGGCCCATCCCGGCTATTGCCCTAAATACAGACACAGCCATCATCACAGCCCACGCCAACGATTACGATTACACAACACTGTTTTCTCGCCAAGCCGAAGCCCTGATGTGTATGAACGACATTGTTATCGTTTTCACCACATCAGGCAACAGCCCTAACATCAAGAAGCTTTTGGAGCTTTGTTGGGAGAGTAAGGTAACCCACATTGTTTTTACAGGCCCTAACGAGGATAGCGACGTATCTAGAATGTGTACAGATGACACATGTACGGTCATACACTGCCCAGGACGAGATACAGGAGAGATCCAAGAGGTCCATCGAGTTCTATACCATGCTTTATGCACCGAAGTTGAAAACATCTTGCATCCGAGTCCCTAGATGGATATATTGATAAGCATGAAAACAACATTTCATCTAGTTATGTGGTTGCTACTATCTTCTTGTGGGATAAGGCCCGCCAAGATGTACCTAAGAGACTTTACTGAGGTGCCAGAGGTTGTGTCTGCTGTGCAGAAACTTAATGCATCTAAAGGTTGTGACATAGTGCGCCTCTCCGAGGGCGGCTATTACGAGCTGCGATGGGGCTACTTCTACCAAGGGATCATAGGCTACTTCGACGGTGATCACACGATCTACATCAAGGCCAGAGAAACTGGGGCTCCTTATGACGTGGGTCAGGCGCTGGAGCTTACGATCATCCATGAGCTAGGCCATGCGTTTGGTGAGCAGCACAGCAGCGATCCGTGCGACATCATGTACCCAGAGGCGTTGGGTGGGTGCCAATATTCAGCTGAGGCGCTGAAGAAGCTCACAGACCGGATCGGAAACTGTAACGTACATGAGAGGAGCTACAAGTAATGTTTGGGGATAAATACGAAAGCGCGTCAGGATTTAAAATTTATTACCAGGTAGTTATGGAGCACCCAGGAACACAGCAGGTAACTATGGCGGTCTACGACAATATAGGAACCATTTCTGAGCACATGACTCTCTATGATAGTACTGTTGCAAAGCTACAGAAGATCTCAAGATTTCCATGGGAAGCCCCACCACCCGCTGTAGTTTATGTCTCGCATCAGCGGGATCCAGAGGAGCTAGATGATTCATTTAGCCAAGTGGAGCTGGAGGAGAACGAGGTATGCTCTGAACACGTATGGGTTCCCTATGTAGGTCTTACCGAATCCTATTCTTATTGTAAAGTGTGCGATGAAAAGAGGGAATGATGTCTCAGCTAGAAACAGCTCTCGAATACGCAGGCTCAGGCCTACCCGTGTTTCCCTGCAATGGGAAGATACCAGCTGTGGCCGGGGGGTTCAAAGATGCCTCGACTGACACCAAGAAAGTTACTGACTGGTTTAGCAAGAACCCTTCTTATTCTATTGGTCTTGCTGCCGGGAGGTCTTCTGGTTTTAGCATCGTTGATATTGATAACAAGGATGGCCGGGCGAAAGAAAGACTAGCTACCTGGCCCGCCACACATACGGTGGCAACTCCATCAGGGGGCTTCCATCTCTACTACCACTACACCCCAGACCTAAAGACGGGTGTTCGAGTTTACGAGGAAACCGACATCCGTAACGATGGCTCTTACGTCATTGCAGCGGGCTCTCCGGGTTATGAGGTTAGCGGAGATTATGCTATTGCCCCCTTTCCTATGGAGAAGCTCCCCAGAGCTAAGACCGTAGAGAGGCCCGCAGCCTCCGGAGACGTAGTAGAGGGCGGTCGAAATCACTATCTAGCCCAGGTCGCTGGCAGGCTTCAGCGGGCAGGATTGTCCTACGAGGCTCTTTTAGCAGCTTTACGTGCTGAAAATGAGGCTAGGCTTGTTCCTCCCCTAGACGAACGGGAAGTGGCGACAGTGGCAGCCAGCATCGCTCGCTATGATCCGGAAGCCCCCATCGAGATCAGGGGGCCGTCCTTCACCCGAGTTACGGAAGACCTAGTGAAAGAGATGTTAGATTACTTAAACAATAAAGAGGGGATGACCGGGGAAAGCACTGGCATTGCATCCTTAGACAGGATGCTTGGAGGAGGACTTCGTTTAGGGGAACTTACGGTTTTAAACGCCCCAGCCAAGACCGGTAAGAGCACCCTCATGCACTTCATCATCCACTCGATGCTATCGCGCGGTGTAGATGTTGGCTATGCCTCACGAGAGATGAGCCCAGGAACTGAAGTTCTTCCTAATCTCTTGTCTGTTGAGTTGGGTAGGAACATGTGGACACAACCCCCTAATAAAACCGAGTTGGGAAAGATTTTTAAATGGCCCCTTTATTTCAGTGCTGGTTACGGCACGATCATACAGTCTGAGCTGGAGCGATACATCACAGAGATTATCGAGCAAGGCGCTCGCTACGTTTTCATAGACCATCTTCACTACCTAATGGAGAACCCAGAAGACTTTCAGGAAGTCAGCAGGCTCATCAAGGCGATCAAGACCTGGACTAAGGAATACAACATCCATGCCTTTCTAGTAGTGCAGCCCCCGAAACTTATGGATGGGCAGGAACTTGGCATCAACACGCTACGCGGCGGAGCTGCTCTGGGACAAGCGCTAGATAACCTCCTCACCTTAGAGAGAGTTAAGGAACATAGAAATGTTTCAAAGATATCCCTTCCGGTAGCTAGACATAAGATGGCAGAACCAGGTACTATATATATGCTGTACAACAAGGACACCATGCGGTTTGAAGAGGCTGAGTGGGCAGACGAGTCGCTCAAGCTAGGAGCACTAGATGACACCTTCTGAACAAGAAGCAGATCAATTCCTACTAGGCAAGCTTTATGAACGCCGCCGCGTTCTCCTGCTGCTGCGTTCTAGTGACGCAGATTATTTCTGTTACGACGACGAGAACCGAGTGTACCTACGCCCAGCCGATGTAGCAGATTGGCTAGAAAGTGTTTTAGAATAATGCCACTTTACGAATACACCTGCAGTAAATGTGATTTTCAGTTTGAGGAGATGGTTCCGTACGACCACAGGCACGAGATGCGCTGCCCTCAGTGTGGTGAGCCAGAGCAGAAGGCGATGTTTCCGGTCATCGGGGGATACACGATGAAGGGCGACAACAGTGCGTCTGTCAGGCCAAAGGGTGCGGGCTCGCGACCGAGGAAGTCATGAACATAATGATTAGAGATGTTAGGTGGAAGGTCAGAAAGGTGAAGCCTTCCCATCCGGAAGTGCACGGAGCAGTGGCATCCGCCAACCCGAACAACCATACCATCTACATCACCGAAGCAGGACTAGACCGAGGCACCATCCTCCACGAGATCTTCCATGCCTATTGTTTCAGCTTGTTTGCAAGAAGCGATGAGATAACTAAGGAAGGCTATGAGGAAATTATTGCTTCCATGCTCGAAGAGTATTATGATGTTATAGGTAAGCAGGCAACAAAGATACTGAAGGAGCTATCATGAGTGGCATCAAGCACGACCAGAACAAGCCTAAACTAAGCTTTGTGAGCAGGGAGATGATGGAGGCCCTAGCTCGCGTCCGCGAATTCGGAGCTGGCAAATATGCCAGAGATAACTGGAAAAATGGATTTAACTATACCCGCTCTATCGATGCCCTCCTCCGGCATGTGTTCGCCTTCCTGTCAGGAGAGGACAAAGACCCTGAGAGCGGTCTAAACCACATCCATCATGCTGCCTGCAATATAGAGCATCTCATCTATGATATAGCCCACCATCCGGAGAATGACGATCGGTTATTGACAAACAATAGCCTAAAGACTAACCTAGGTAAATATGAGATACATAACTTTCATCCTAGTCAGCCTTCTGTCGCTAACGTGTTTATCGAGAGAACCATCCCGTACACCGGGCTTCGACCAGGAGAGCCGCGAGGTGTTGGGACCTCTAACAGAGAGACAGATGATGGAACAGGCAATCCTGCAAGCGGCGCTGTTTGAGGGAACGCCCTACCCGTTGCTTTTGGCCGTATGTAAAGTGGAGAGTAACTTAAATGCACGAGCTATTAATAGAACCGATGGAACTGACAAACAACACAGTTACGGTTTATGCCAGATTAAGCCGCACACTGCCCGCTGGATGCGATGTAGAGGCCTTCGAAAAGAAGCTGATTTCTTTGATCCAGTTAGCAATGCGAGATGTGGTGCGAGATTCTTACGACATCAGCTTGACAGGTATGAGCACAACTGGGACTACGCCATCGCAGCTTACAACTCGGGTACGCTAAAGCTGGGCCGTCGAGGACAGATCGTAAACCAAACGTATGTGAATAAAGTGTACAGGGAGCTATACAAGTGACAGCGTCAGTAGCCCTAGCAATGTTGTTTATGTTTGTGTTGGGTGTTCTAGTGGGATTGACGGCTAAGGGAGATAAATAATCATGTCTAAAGGACCCCCAATCGCTATCCCTGACCTCCTGAACCACGTCCAGGATAACACCGAGGACACCTGGAATACCTTCCCCCTACGTCCGTCTGCAGCAGGGTTCTGTACCAAGCGTCTGACGATGGACACCATCAACTACTTTAAGCCCGGCAGCTTCTCCGTTCCAAAGAACGAGGCACGCATCAAGCGTCTCCTTAACTTTGGTTCTTCCGTTGAGTATCACCTAATCCAGCAGCTAAGCCAGATCAAGACGCAGAGCGACAGCTTCGAGATCAGGTACAAGCAGCAGGTGCTACCCTTGTTTCGATTAATCCCAGTAGGTCAGGAAGAGGCTCCTCTGATCGAGGGTAGTATGGACTTCGCCATCAAGCTAAACGGAGAGCTGATCTTTTGTGACGCTAAGAGTTACGGAGAGAAGCATTCCTCATTCTTTAAGACAAAGACGCAGGAGACGTATGAGAAATACAACGGGCTGCGCTCCTTAGAAAGACTAAGTGAAAACGGCTGGTTTGCAGCCGACCTCAAGGCTTTTGTCGAGGAGGCAGCCGATCCGTGGCTATCTGACAACCTATACCAGCTGAACATGTACTGCCTCAGCGACTTCGCTAAGCTTCATGGGGTTAAGCTGGGATCAATTTTAAAGTACAACAAGAACGACAGCACCCTCTACGAGCTTCGCTTCACCCCCCATCAAGGAATGTTCGATGAGGTCAGGAATAAATTTCAGCGGGCTTATGAAGCGGCCCTTGGCGGAGACCCGCACAAGGTAAGTTGTGACAGCGCCATGGGAACAGCAAGATGCGCCTTCTGTCCTTATAAGGACCATTGTCACGGCGGTGACGCGCTAAAAGCCTTTTTTGGAACCTTTGGAAAGAAAGAGTGGCCAACAGACGTCTACGATTTTAACGGGCAGGTAAAGAAAGAAATGGTGGATGTAGCTGTAGATCTTGAAGTTTTCCATAGAGAAAATAAGGAACTCCCAAGACACGAGAAGCTGGAGCAGGACCTGTGCCTCAAGCTACAAAACATGGGCGTGAGTAAGATCAGGCTTGATAAAGATGTGGTGTATGAGTTAAAGTCTTATAAAACGGGTGGAGTGGCGGGAGGACCCCGCGTCGCCTTAAAGAGAGGAAAAGCATGAAGACCGAGATTACAGAGTTAGAGATTAATGGTGAGATCTATGTTAAGAAGTCGTCACAATCAGCTACAGCTCCCTTAAAAGACGGGATGAAGTATTGTATTGTGCGTACGTACTCTGCAGGAGTATTTGCTGGATACGTGGAGTCGCGTAGCGGCCAGGAAGTTATAGTGCGGCAAGCGCGAAGACTCTTCTTTTGGGAAGGTGCGGCATCATTATCCCAGTTGGCGATTAGCGGAACATCCAAACCAAAGCTCTGCAAATTTCCCGGTGCCGTAGATCGGATTGAGTTGCTTCAGGTTATCGAGATCTTAGACTGCACAGAGGCTGGAAAAAAATCTATTGAATCGGTAGCAGTATGGACAGCTTGATTAATATTGGCTTTGGCTCTGGCTATGGCGATGGCTATGGCTCTGGCTATGGCTCTGGCGATGGCTCTGGCTATGGCTCTGGCTATGGCTCTGGCTATGGCTCTGGCGATGGCTCTGGCGATGGCTCTGGCTATGGCTCTGGCGATGGCTCTGGCTATGGCTCTGGCGATGGCTAAAAGGAAAATATAATGAGGTTTTTATTCACAGATCAGGAACGGGCAGATGTGTTTGGCCTACTCAACTTCATCCACCCCAAGCTAACCCAGCACAGGCGCATCGTTCAGTTCATCAAGGGGCTAAAGCGTCAGTTCGGACCCTCGCAGGGCGAAACCCACATCTCCCTAGGAGAGGCTCAGCTTTTAGATAAAATGTTACAAACAGCCCTTGACGGAACCCCCAAACAGGAGTTAAAGTTATCTTATGAATCAGTCCGAGAAAAGCTTCAACGAAAAATACCTGCTTCAGTTGACCCACGCGAACCTGAACCAGGTCCTAATGATATCTAAACAGCTCATATTTGCCTACTACTACAGTGAGGCACATAAGAGCACCCTGCTCCTCGCTACAGGAGGCGCAATGGTGCCAGTAAAAGAAACTGTAGAAACTATAAACCAGGAGATGACCAAGTGAGCTATAAACAAAAAGAGAACGAAGTAACCACCAAGGGTACCAAAACCAAGAAGACCGTTAACGGGTCAGACATGATTAGTGTCTCTATCCCACCGGATCAGGTTGATATTCTAGCGCGGCTTGTAAGCGAAAGTGCGACAGACCGCGGCGTTAAGCTCACCATCTTTACGCGGGATGCAGAAGGTTCCACAGGTTCTTTTAAGTCATCACAACTTTACGTAGACGGTATCCAAGCTCCACGAGCCCCGGGAGCAGGTGGCGGTCAGAGCAAGGGACGCTTTGTTCCGAAGACCTCAGCTCGCGATGTCCTGAAAGGAAAGACGCTTGAGTAAGGATAGGGTGGAGATTACAACGTACGAGCTGGCTATCATCTTGATCAACATGATCAAGGCTATGGAGCACCCAGAGATCGGCGATCTTCACCCATATGATACGATCCACGAGCAGACCCAGATCTTGAGTAAGAGATTTCTTCTCCCCCGTTATGCGGTTGAGAACGGTCTCTACTACTGCAACATGCTACGAGAGGTGAAGTCTTTTGTCCACCCCACAAAGGGCTTCACCGGCTTCGTAGGCACCATCGAGAGACGCAACAAGAGCACCTTTGATAGAGACCTAAACTTGCTAGAGAAGGATAAGACATGAACAGACTAGGCGGAAGAAAGTTAGTGGCAAGCGCAGGTGTTCTGGTTACGGGTCTGGCCATCACATTAGCCAGAGGCGATGTACCCCCCCATTTTGGAGACCTCTTGGTAGCAATTTTACTAGCATTTGTAGGCGGTAATGGTGTCGAACACCTTGCCGCAGCATACAAGGGCGGGAAGCTTAGCTCTGTTGTTCCCCCACAGCAGATTGTGGCTCCCGCCCACCCCCCTGTCGATCTAGAGCCCCTGAAGCAACAACTGGCAGCACTACAAGCAGCAAGTGAGGCACAGAGCAACACAATAGCAAACATTGGCCGTATCATCGTACAGGTGGCAAATGGATCTACAGGAACTTAAGGATGCTTACATCAGTTCTAAAAGAAATGCTTGGGCTCCTAGCACGCTTGCTTCTGAGCAAGCCCGCCTTGAGGTTCTACCTAGCATCAACGTTAGCCCTGGTGTGTTATGGGCTAGTCTCTCTCATCTCAGGCCCTATTCCCGAACAACAACGTGGACTAGGCTTGTGGATTTCTTTGATTATCTTAATATTCTGGGTGTCCTAAAAACAAACAGCCTTCGGGCGTGGAGGAAAGAAAATGCAAGACAATTCAAACATGTTTACGAGCGGCGACTACCAACCATCTCTTTTGACGAGGCAAGAGCGCGTATCTCTAACATCAGCGATGAGCGCGTTAGAACAAAGGCTCTACAGCTTCTCCAATCAGGACTTCGACTCCGCGAATATGATTGCTCTGGGAGCGGAAGAGTTGTTGGCAAAGGTGGAAAGCCTAGAAACACAGTTACTTTTGATCAGGAAAAAGTATGGGTCAGCGACTACACCTTCAGGCACGAGCTTCGAAAGATCGGTCTTCGCCCCCACGATCTTAGGAAGCTAGCTGCTACAAAGCTATACCAGTCTGGCTTTAAGGAAGCCGACTTGTGCGCCTTCATGGGCTGGAGCAGCTTCAACACAGCCTCCTCCTACATCAAGGCTCAGGACAACCTAATCGAGAAGGCAACGGAGGTATTGTGGAAGTAGGAACGTTAAAGAGTCGGTATCTGGACAGGTTCAAGAAATGGAACGACATGTCAGGATTAGAGCTGGCAGGCGACCAGCTCATCGTGGAAGCCATCGAGACAGAAGTTAAGACAGCCAGTGGCATCATCGTAGCCACTCCCAAGGATCACGTCCAGAAGAACTTCACTGTGGCTAAGCCTATCTGGGTAAGGATTCTGTATACAGGTAAGGGTTATTATGATCCCGAGAGCGGCAAGGACATCCCTCTAGACACCAAGGCAGGGGACATCTGCATGGTGAGCCCATCATCTGTGGTGTGGCTGTCTGCGTTTGGTGGTATGATGGACCTTGTCCCTGAAACCCTAGGCATGTCAAAAGAAACCGAGATCAAGCTTCGTTTCCGTGGTGACGACGTCTTTCAGGAAGCATATAGGATACTGAATGGAACCCCGTGAATTTCTCATTAGCACTGATTTTAATGACCAACTTGAGTTTGAGGCTTATGTTATCACTTGCATGTTTGAGGGCGCATTCCCGATGCTCGACAGCGGAGCAGCCTACGAATACATCTACGAGATAATCCAGGCCGAGGGTGGGTTCGACGGGGAGATGGCCTACGGTCTAGGACGAGCCATCTACGATAAGAGCTATAAGAAGTCTGGCAGGACCATACAGTGAAGCCAGAGGTTTTTAGGCGCTGGCTAGTATCACAGCTAAGACGGCTAACCTACCGATGGCGTCCGCGCACAGAGGCCAGGCGGAGAGCCAAGGTGGCTTACGGGAAGTATAGGTGTGAGGTGTGTAAGAAGACGCACGCAGCTAAAGATACGCAGCTAGACCACGTAATCCCTGTTGTGGACCCGGAGAAGGGCTTTACTACCTGGGATGATTTTATTGCCCGGTTGTTTGTTGGAGATGGTGGGTGGCAGCTTCTGTGTCATGATTGCCATAAGAAAAAGTCTGATAAAGAGAACGCGAGGCGTAAGTGAGTAAGTTAAAGGTTATGTTTCTAGACATCGAGACAACTGCCATAAAGGGCCATGTCTGGCAGATGTACGACACAAATGTCGTCCACATGGAGGAAGACTGGAAGCTCCTGTCATTCGCGTGGAAGTGGCTCGGGGGCAAGTCCGTTAGCTGTGTCACCATGGGAGACGTAGATAACGAGGGTAGGCTCGTACAGAAGATGTATGACGTGGTAGAGCAGGCCGACATCATCATAGCTCACAACGGGGACAGGTTCGACATCCCTAAGGCCAGAGCTAAGTTCATCGAGTATGGGCTGGGACCGACCGCCCCGTTTAAAACCATCGACACCCTTAAGATTGCTAAGCGTCACTTTAAGTTCACAAGCAACAAGTTAAACGATCTAGCGAAGCTCCTTGGTATAGGCACCAAGATCGACACCGGCGGTTATAGCCTCTGGATCGACTGCATGGCGGGGGATAAGAAGGCCCTAGCTAAGATGGGACGCTATAACAAGCATGACGTGGTGCTTCTAGAGAAGGTGTACAAGAAGATGCGAGCCTGGCTCCCTAACCACCCTAACCTAAGCAGCGTTGATAAGCCAGACAACGGGGAATGCCGGGTGTGCGGTTCCTCAGACCTGATTAAGCGAGGAAAGCAACGAAAGATCACCCAGGTGGTTCAGATCTATCAATGTAAGGGATGTGGGCACTACAGCTCCAAAAAAGTATGATGTACGCACTACTAACTGCTTTAGGTGTTGCTTTATTGTTTGTAGTCCTCTACTATCGTGAGAGAGAGAAGAGAATCAAGGCCGAGGTTAGATCTGTCGTGGAGGGCGCTAATGCACAAGCTGAGAACGCTAAAAAGATTGTCGAAGAGGCTCGTCGTGTATATGACGGTCTTAAGTCTTCCTATGACAAGCTTCGCTCAGGACAAGATTAACATTGTTCCCCCAGAGCTTGATAAAGTTGTTAAGGAACTTAAAGCCTGCGACGCTGCGCTCACAGCCTGTGACAAGCTACAGCATGACCAGGATGTCCTCATCAAAGCTAAGGACAAGCAGATCGAAGCCCTCATCGAGCAGGTCGAGACAGAGAAGAAGTCAGGGTCTAACGAAGCCCTCATGTGGGGCTTACTTGGTGGTGGGGGAGGCCTAGTGGCCGGACTGTTAGTAGGACTTCTGGTAGGATTAAGTAAATGAGAGACATCATTCGAGCCCTGGTTGTAGCTGTTCTTGTCATGGTGGCCCCTAAGCTCTGGGAAGAGCACAGGTGGGACGTGGCCCAATCAAATGTGGTTAAGGTTACTGGCCGGGAGGGTACGAGCGGAGGAACCGGCTTCTTTACCTACGTCGGTGATAGGCTCATGGTAATCACTAACGCTCACGTCTGTGAGGGTGTGAGGGAAGGCTCTGCTGTGTACCTACGCAACCTGAAGGACATCGGAACTGGGCAGGTCGTCCTTATCGGACGGTCTGTAGATCTTTGTCTCATCGAGCCTAAGTTTACGTTTCATGCCAGCGGTCTTCCAATTTCTACAGAGGTGAATGATGGTGAAACTATTACTGTTTATGGCCATCCCCTCCTTCGCGGTTTTACAGCTTACAGCGGTAGGGTGGTTGGTAAAACGATTGCTACCTTACTTTCTCGTTTCCTTCCTTCGGCTAAGTCTACGTGCCCCCCGGGTGAGCAGCGTATTGATCTTAATATGCTCTTTTTCTCTGTGCCTGCTTGTACTCGTGAGTACGATGTTATCGACATCTCTGCTAACACGTACCCTGGTAACTCTGGCTCTCCCGTACTTAACAAATACGGACGGGTAGTGGGGGTTATCTTTATTGCAGACACGCGCAACGACGAGGGTGGGATGGTGCCTTTGTCAGAGCTTACTAAGTTTATTTCAGAAGCTCGAATACTGTTGCACACGCACTAGCAGTCGCGGCGGCTAAACCGCCAAGCCATTTTAGCACGCGTACGCTAGCAGCAATCTCGATAGCACGGACGTTAAGTTCTTTGATCTGCTCTTCGTTTAAGTCTGTACGTTTGATGTGTATCTTGAGCAGCTCGTTATAGACAGCCATGTGTTCGTTGTTCTTTGTGACAGCGTCCTCAAGTCTCTCAACCTTAGCTTCTAGTCTCTGTAAGATGTCGTTATTCATCATCATCGCTTCCCTTGCTGATACACCAAGCATTGGTCTCCTCCAACTGCTTTTCTAGTAAAGTGAAGGCCAGGTCATAATCGACACCGGCGTCTAAAAGTGTTTTTAGGTAATCGCGAGCTTCGTCGCTTATGGCCCACTCGTATTTTTTATTGATTAGCTTGACCATCTACAGCTCCAGCTTGTTTCAATAACTCATCCACGCTAGCGGGTTCCCGCACAGCAGCTTGTCCTACGGCACTAAATAACCCATGAAGAATTTGCGGGCTCTTAAGAAGAATTTCTTTCTGGGGAGCAGGCAGACGAGTAATGTAGTTCTTTAGCTTAAACCCATACTTAACGGCTGCAAGAGCGGCTCTAGGCGATGTTGCTAGGCCAAGGGCAGCAGCTCCTGCTAGAGTACCTGTGTTTGAGGTATCCGGACCTGATGTAGCTAGGGCCGCGCCCGCACTACCAGCAGCAGCTGCATTCCCAAGCTGACTTATAAGACCCTGTCGGGGTAACCAGGACGCAAACCGTCTAGCCGATTCTTTAGTTATAATGTCCTTATAAAGCTGCTGTCCACGTTCCCCTGTAAATTCTAGTAGGATCTTGGCATCCCCTTGTACAGAGCGGCCACGGGCGCTGTCCGTAACTAGGTTATCAGCGAATAGTCTAGCCCCGTTGTCCTTTTTTAAGACAGTTCTGTAGTTGTTTAAGACGTTCCGGTATTTGGCATACGTCATCTGCATACCGGTCCACTTCTCACTTAAACCGTGCGCATCTAAAGCCTTGGCCAAGCCAGCCTCAAAACCAGACTTGGCTTGGGCCGTGATTTTTTTGAGAGCTGCATTCTCGCTGTCAAAGGCTCCCTGGCCCACCTTATTAAGCCCTGAGTTAATCTGCTGGAGGGCTACAATAGCGCGTTCTCCGCGAAGCTCGCCAAGGTCCTGAAGCCTGATGATCTGGTCCGCAATCTTCTTAGCAGCGACATGCTCTCCTGGATCAATCGATATCTGTGCTCCAGCCTGTCCTACTCTGGCAGCTAGATCTTCTTTGTTGAGTGGCAAGAACCTCATACCTTCTTTTGACTCGACAAACTTACCAGCACCAGTAGCTTCGATGGAAGTCTTAGCTTCGTCAAAGATGGTTTTAAAGTTTACGGCGAAATTTTTCTCTCCAGCATCTTTTGCTAAAACTCTCAGGTTATCTCCGTAGGTTGCGTTAAGCCTGTCGTTGGCATGAGAGATAAAGTCTCTAGCTAGAGTTTTCTTTTCCTTGTCAGCTACGTCATCAATCGCTTGTAGTGTGTGTCCAGCTTGCTTGTATTTCTCTAACTGCTTCGCAACATCATCAGCGTAGTCGAAGGCTACGTGCATTCCATCTTCGCCGACCCCCGTTGTTTTACCCAGCACTGATGCTACTAGCTGTTTTGTTTCTGGCGCTGCTGCTTTAGCGATGTTCTTAAGACTATTGCCAACCATTGCAGCTGATGCTTTAGCGCCGAGACCGACAACCTCACCACCTAAGCCTAGGATCGATTCGATGCCTATGTCCTTAAGCTGCTCCTCTGGAGAGGCTTGGTAGGTTCCTACAAGTTTACCTAAAGAGGTACGTAAACCCTCCCCTACTCCAGCTCCGGCTCCAGCTCCTAACACACCACCGGCAGGTGCTCCCAGGACAGAACCAATAATAGGGAGTGAGCCTGCAGCACCCTCAGCCACATCGGCTGCTAGTTCCCAGGCATCACCGCTGAAAGCTGCTGGGTCGATCTTCTGCCACACACCCTTGTTCTTAACTACAAAGCCGTCGTCAGTTTGGGTTACATCCTTAAACCGTTTCTGCAAGAACCCAAGTTGTCCCTTTGGGTTACCTACTGCCATCTTGGCACGGTCCACTATGCTGAGTGGAGATTGATCTAAAGCCTCGTCTGGTTTGTTGTATTCGAGAATGGCATTTTTTGGGTTGATGCCCTGGCCAGCTAGATATTTCTCTGGATCAAAGTTAAACTGCTTGCCTTCCTCGTCTTCAACGACCAGTCCGTTGTCTCCAACCTCGCGAAGCGAGAGACCTTGACTGGCTAGATTTTCTTTGATGTTGAAGTGAAACTTAGGCATATTAATCTATGGGGGTTAGGCCGATAACGCCAGTTCCTTTTTTAGCTTCTGGCGCCTCTCCGTAAACTCCGCGTGCTGCTCCCAGAGTACGTATATGCGACCTGATATTCTCTAAATTCTGTATAGCTATCTCTGGATTAGCAAATACATCTATCCCAAGTCGTTTCTTCTTGGCATTTTCTACCTCAGTAGCCGATGCCATTGTTCCTGGATCATCCGTCTTTGGTATGAGGGTGGCTAGGGAGTTCAGATCTGATTGTAGGGTTGCTGCAGCCTGTTTGTCCCCATACCTATTTTCAAAAGTTCCGCGTTTCTTCACTGTGGCTTGAATCCTGTTTATAAGGCGCTCTGCAGCCTGTGCGTTAACTTTAAACGTATAGTTGTCACGCTCGATCTGAGCAGATCCGTGTGAACTTGTTCCGCCCAACGCAGCCTTGGCTGTCATGAGTTCCAGTTTTTGTCTAAAGGTTTTATCTGGGTCGATAGCCGAAACTAATCCTTGAGTTGTCGTGGCGGGGACACCAAGCCCTGCCGTCTGAAACACCAAGTTCTGAGCTACTTGGCTAAGAGCTTGTCGCTGCTTGTTCTCGTCGGTTTCTTGCATCCGGATCTGCCGAACCTGCTGGTTAGCGTTAGAGAGAACCCGCTGGAACTGAAGCTGCTGGATGCCCTGATGGAAGTCCTGAAGCGATTGGCGAAACTGGTTTACATTGTCTGCTAGTGGATTTGGCATTACGGTTTCCTTAGTAATTTGGCATATTGATCCCCGTTAGCTGAGGGCCCTATGTTTGTTTCTGAGATCTGTGGGGGCTGCCACTGTGGTGCAGCCTGTTGTTGGCCTGCTAGCTGCATCTGACCTACCTGACCCCCAAGAGATCTATTTTGCCGTAGACCATTAAACATCCCCATAGTTTTTAGACCTGCACCAAACCCACTGAAGGCTCCGCTTAAACCCGCAGATGCTCTGTCACCAGGACCTACATCAGTAGACTGTTGTCCTGTCGTAGTCCGCGTTGCAGTGGCTAATCGCCAATCTCGTTCCTGTTGTTTGATCTGGTTTCCCAGGGAGAGCAGGCTAGATCTATTCTGCATAGCCTGCGTGGCTAAACCCCCAAGTACGTTTGTCTGCTGGCTTGCTAGCTGCAGTCTGTTGTTAACAAGCTGGTTAGCATAGTCGGCACCGAAGGCACCCTTCTGTGCGTTGAGCATATTCTGCTGGCGTGTCTGTTCTTGTGCGAGCTTCGATGCTAGGATGGGGTCGTTAGAGGAACGACCTAGGAGGGCTGAGTTCTTAGCTGAGGCCTGTTGCTGCTGAACCATCTGCTGCTGGAGAGCCACTTGCTGGGGAGCGAAGATTGAGTTAGCGAAACCCTGGGCACCTGCGATGTCTTGCTGCCCTGGTAGCCCACCGGTCTTTGAATATTGGCCGTAGAGGTCGGCCAAGCCGCGAGCGGACTGAGTTCCTGCTCTTACATCATCTAGGCCGGGACCCGCGTTGTTTGTGAAATCCTCAAGCTGCGAGAGTTGCTGACCTTGTATTCGGTTAGCATTTTGTTCGTCCTGACCCGCGAAACCCGCGTCGACAGTCGAAGTGGAAGTTTGGTTCTGCTTACTATCCCCGCCGATGGCGCTAGCGATGCCGCCCACTGCCGATCCTAAAAGTCCTGCTAAAGCTGCTGGCATTAGATTCTCCTTATCAACTGAGTTACGTTATTATCTGCCACGATAAAACCGTTCTCCTTCAATGTCTCAATCCAGCCTGGATGATTCGAGGAGGTAAAAATGTCCGTGATGCCTTTCGTTTTCGCTATCTGTAACAGCGTAACCAAAAGTCCCCCAAGTGCTTGTCTCCGCTTGAGTTTATCACAGTCGGGATCACCCACCACCCACTCTACCCAGGCAAGGGGTGTGCCTGTTTCGTATAACCAGCCTGCTGCACATTCATCAACGATTATGCCTACTTGTGGGAGGTAACGTTCTGGGGGAGGTGGGAAGTCGTGTTTCTTCCACCATCCCACCAGCATCTCTCTGTCGTGCGGCCCAACCCACCTAAATTTCATATGCCACAAGCCTTATGTTCTGCCATGACAACACCTCGTCCCCATAGCCAGTGGCTGTTAGGGATATGGTGTAGGTATCTGCCGGGACACTCGTGGTGTAGCCAGGCGGGTATGCATGAAAGATAGCTTGTGGGAGAGTGATGAAGTTGGTGCCGGTTAGGCCGTTAGCCTTAGGTCTGATGCGAGGATGGTAGACGGTTGAACGCGAGCCTAGTCCACTAGAGGCTGTGATGGTGAGGGTACTCTGGGTTGCGTAGATGTCACTGCTGCCCAATAAACCGCCATATTTCATAAGACCAACGTAAGATGTAGATCCGCCGTTACCAAGAAGCACGACCTTGATGCCGCGTCCGGTTGTGGATAGAGACACAGACCCAATTGTTACGGTAGCTACACTCCCTGCCGCTTGGCTCACACTTCCCGTGAACGGGCCTGCGAGAGCGATGGTGTTTAAGCCTAATGTTGGGATGGTGCTGTAGCCCGAGAGCTTCTGGTGGCTGATGTTAGAGACAAGCTTCTCGTGGGTGACAGCTCCGTCTCCCATCTGGTTGTTACCGATAGAGCCAGGAATGATGCCAAGTCCTGGTGACTGTACTGTTGTAACTCCATCGGCGAAGAGCACGTTAGAAGCGTTAATGCCCTCTTGCTGGATCTGGTCGTTACCAACCCCGTGGTTGTTAAAATAGGCTTCTATGCTGTCGTTAGACGCATCTAGATCTGAGGCGTCAAGCACCTCTGTATCTGCGTATGTTTTATCGACAACTAGTTCGTTGGCCATCTATTCCTCGTATACCAATAGTTTACCAGCTACGTCAATTCCGCATGGCGGGGTGACCACCCTAGCCCATAGTGAGTATACGTCTGTTCCTGCTACGCACGATAAATCGATGGTTTTTATATTGGCTAGGCTGATGGCTAAGCTCGGAGCTGTTTGACCTACCAGCGAAGAGCCAAAATAACGTGTATCTAGAGGCACCCCGTTCTTCTGGATCTGCCACTCCCCCTGCCGCTGTATACCTGATGAGAGGGCTCCGATAGACCAGAAGCCTGTTTCGCTGGCTTGGTAATCGGGAAGAGCCACACCGATGTTAATCGGTCTAGGACCGTGGGTGAATGACACAGACGCTACCTGAGTGAACGTGGTTGACTCTGTGTAGAAGCCCTGGGACAACGTCCCATACTGGTTAATGTACGTAAATGATGGAGTTAGGCATATGCGCCCGATCGAGGTGGAACCCGGAGAGCGCAGTGCTAGCTGATCTAGCCTAAGGGCGTGGCTCCCCATAGCGTGGGAGCCTAGTGAGTTTGGTGTGAAGCTTGTGCTTGTAAGCGAGGCGTCCTTGATAGTGAGGAGAGAGTGGTCTGGATTGAACGTGATGGTTACGTTACCAACGACATCATCTGCTAGCTTGTCTCCCTCAACAGATCCTACAGCGATGTTATCGTCTGTTAGTTTGGTGACGTTGAGAAATTCCTCAATACTATCCTTGATGTCATCTAGCTCGGCTGCTTCTAGGAAATGTTTAAACTGCTGGTAGTTACGTAAGATGGAGAGGTTGTTCATTATAATTCCCTCACCACTAGGTTAAAATAGGTATCTCCAGTATCAGGTGATGGAGAGGAGCCTGGTATATATATCTCATACTTAACAGCGCCAACTGGTGGGTAGTCAATGATGTCTGGGATGAACATGGGTTCGGAGAAAATAGAACCAAGTCCCCCCGCGACAGCCCCGTTTATCTGTGTGTGGTATATATAGGTTCCGTTGCGTAAGATAAAAACTTCTGAGTCACTTGTATCCTCGGCATACAGTCCGAAGTGTCGGGAGGTGCCTGCTATGTGAGACATCGTTGCCTGAATTAGAACCGGACGGCCTACGCTGACAATAGAGGTAGACATCAGGTAACTACGTGTTAGGTGGCCTGAGGCATGTGATTGTTCTGAGTAAAGCTCGTGAAACCCCGCTCCAAGATCTACAACCGGAACACTGGTTATGCCTAAGCTTGAGTAGTCTTCTCGGTTAAGGTTAGTTATAGCCCCATCAGCAACGGCCACGTTACCCACTTGCCCGTCTGCGATGTGCTCGGTTCTGGCTGCATCCACCTCGATGCGGTGACCTGGGGTGAAGTTGAGGCAGGGGTCTACTGTGGCCACTTCGTTGAAAGAAGCTGTCGTTAGCCCGCCAGTTTGGATGTTAGTCTGGTCGATCTTCGTCTCGTTAACGAAAACCTCAAGGGAGCCATAAAAGCTGTCTAACTTAGCCTCGTCTAGCGAGCTTCCCTTCTTATACTTCCGAGACATCTTAAAGGTTGGCATTACGCACCCTCCACCACTTCTTGCTTGGTTGATGCCTGCTCGTACTCAACGATGAAACCTTGTATCTCGACGCTCTCGTCTTCCCCACTCTGGCTCATGGTGATGCTAAACCCACGCCCGTATCCATCGATCGGGCGGGTGTAGGATGCCATCACCCCGCGTGCCCCTAGTATCGACTCACCGAGTACAAAGCTAACATCGAGAAGAGGAACGCTTTCAGGGGGAGTAAAAGTATTGCACTGCTCATTCTGATCGTCGATCTTAACACAAACCTGTAAGCTGTGGTCGCTGTCCGGTCGGTAAACAATCCCGATCTTCTTGAAACCCTTGTACGTGTAGGCATCACCGTCCGGGAAGATGAACCCCGTCTTGATGACCATATCAATGCCTAGTGTGCTGCCGTCTACGTCGATGTCACTAAAACTATCGATGAAAGTCTTGCTGATCTTGCCGTCGCTACGACCAAAGTAGAACCGTTTCTGGTCGGTGTCTGATGCGACAACGCAGCTCTCACATGTGAAGTTACCCCACCTATACCAGGCATCTACCGGGATGTTGTAGAGATAAGGTCTGTTGTTAACCGTGTCCCCGTTGTTAGAGAAGGTAAAGAGAACGCTGTTGATATTAGACAGGTAGCGGGTCTGGACATACTTAAGCCTAGACCGCTCGATGTTCGCGTTAAAGGTCTGCTGGATGTCGGCAGACAGATACTTAGAACGGAAGTCACCGAAGGTGTCAGAGTCGCTGATGCGATGAACGCCTTTATTAGAGACCCAGTACATGTCGTCTGTGTCCACCATGTCCATGGCGTTTGGGCCAACCACACCCACACCATCGGTGAATAGGGCTACTGGTGAGATGGAGATGTCTGGCTCCGAGAGCCTGTAGATCTTGGTGCTCTTACCAATAAAGAGCTGACCTTTGAATGTGGGGAATATGGCGGTAATACCTTCTGGGTCACCGTCTCCTTCTTGGATTGGGAAGCCACCGCTATCGCCAAAACCTAGCCAGCGGAGAGGGTTGTTAGTCTCGCTGTAGTGGATGAAGTCGGGTCTGTCTCTGTCTCCCGCTAGAAGGATGCGGTTGTAGTGGTTACCTAGTATCCATGCGTCTGGCGGGAGAGGAGCCCCTGCCTCATAGAACGGGTGTGAGGCTAGATCTGCCGCGTTAGCTGAAACACCGTCCCAGTACTTGAGTGTGTTGCCCGCTCCCTCTGCACCCATTATGACGAGGTTACCAAAGGTTACAATCGTTGCGCGGGGCACAACTCCCCATGCGTTAGAGACTGGGGTGATGTCAAGGTAGTCGCCGTTGTCGTCGTACGAGCGGATGGTTCCGTCAGAGCGGATGGCTACGATGCGATGTAGCTTTACAGCTCCGCTTTGATACCAGTAGTCTTGCATACGCACGGTGGACACCGAGCTAACAGCGCCTGAGCCCCAGCTGTGGTCGATGCCGTCTCGCTTCTGCCTAGATCCCCGGACACCGAACACTACGTTCAGCGCCTCACGCAGTTTATTAGGTGCAATCATAGCCTCATCTTGGGAGGTATCTAACCCCCCAACCCAAGGTACAATCTTAAACTCCTGCGTACGTAGTGGCATTACTTCCTCTTCTTGCGGTGAGAGGCCTTAACATAGTTATGTGGATGTCGCTCTTGTTTGTTTTCTCTTGCCTCATGCAGAGCGATGGCAATGGCCTGCTTCTGTGGGCGACCTGAGTGCATGAGTTCTGAGATGTTAGAGCTGATAGCTGCTTTACTGTTACCTTTTTTTAGGGGCATACTAACTATAGTACTCCTCAATGATAATGAGACCGCTACCTCCGGCTCCGCCGGTGTATACGTTTACTCCTCCAGTACCGCCCGTACCTATTGAGTAGGCATAAGATGCTGCAGGAGAGTTAATCTGCGCATATACATACCCGCCAGCTCCTCCGCCTTCTCCGCTTATAGTTGATGCTCCGTTACTGCCTGCTCCGCTACCGCCCGAACCAGAGCCCGCAGGACCACTGTCACCATTTCCTTGTACAGGTGTTGGTGCCATAGTTACTGCATTTAAATTGGAGCCTCCCGCCCCGCCCATTCCTCGGCCTGTAACTGCGCCATCAGAAGGTCCGCCTCGGCCACCGTTCTGTGAATTAATATCTGTTACTCCGCCTCCCAGAGTAAACGTTCCACCTGATCCGCCTGTGCCACCTCCAGCTGGAGCAAAAGTTCCCTTTCCAGCTGTGATGATTGCGCCGAATGTTGTGTCTGTTCCATCTGTTCCAGTAATACTTCCACCATCAGCATTACCGCCCGCTCCTCCTCCCACAGCAGTAACTCTTAGGTAAATGGGGGCGGGTCCGCTTGGTAACGTATACGTTCCTGATCCACTTGTGAATCTTTGTACTGTTGGGGGTAATGAGGTCGTTAAAGGTGTTTGCCACACTACCTGGCTACTAGACACGGTTAGAACTTGTCCGGCACTTCCTATCGGAAGGCGAGCAACACTAGTGGCTCCAGAACCAACTAATAGATCCTGAGAGGCTAGACCAGAAATAGAGAGGTTAGATAAACTTTGGTTAGCATAGTTACCAGCTACTTGTTTCTCACTATCAAGTTCCTGGATTGCTGCCTGCACATCGGTAGCTGCGATGTTACCTGCGGGAGTGAAGGCAATCTGACTTGCCGTGAACGATTGGCTAACAGTACCCCACGCAGGAGTACCACCAACCACTTTTAGAACTTGCCCGTTAGATCCAACAGGAAGACGTCCTACTGCGGAGGCACCGGCCCCGACGATGATGTCTGTAGCTGCGAGAGATGGGATGGTTAGGTTAGAAAGGGATGTGTTTGCTCCACCGCCTGAGTTTGGAGCCCAGGTGGGTGCACCGCCAACGATCTGAAGAATCTCGTTCTCAGCACCGGCTGGGATGCGGCCTAAGGAAGCGGCACCCGCACCTTTGATGAGGTCAGTGGCAGCTAGGCCTGGGATGGTGACATTTGATAGCGAACGTACCGCGAAGTCCTGAATTTCGGAAGAATAGGCTAGATCTTTTTCCTGAAGCCCATCGTTAGAGACAACCCGTCCGTCAGACAAGCGTACCCGGATGTCTCCAGCTTGGCTTGTAGATACCGAGCTTGGTTCTATATTTAAACTATTCTTAACTTTGAAACTAGTGTCTGACATCTGTTACGCCTTCCACTTGTGAAGTTTGTACCTAAGAGTGGCTGGAGAACCCGTGGACGTAGTGGCCCAGTTCAAACGAAGGCTTGCTCCAGAGACATCGGCGCTTAGCGTCACACCGTGAACACCAATGGACGCCACACCACCGATTGCGTATGCGGCTGTGCTTCCATCAGATGCTATGGTTAAGGTTCCATCTTCGATAGCTGCTCCACGCTTGATACTATAGGCCACGCGAACGATGTCGTACGATGCAACAGCCCACGCTTCTGCCGTACCAGATGAGTTATCCGCAAGCACCACACTCTGCAGCTCTTCTGTGTCTACGAGGTAATCGGTTAGATCTGTGATTGCATCTAACTGGTCTTGGATATTGCCTGTGATGTTATCCAGGGCATGTAACTCAGTTACATCGATGAGACTGTCAGACGACATCCGACCGGTGTTATCAAATACGGTTACCCGATTGGGAGTGCCCTGAGGAGAAACACTTCCGCCTGAGCTGTCTGGTCCTGTGTTGAAATAGCGGGTGTTGATCGAGCGGCGAGCGCGGCGCTGCTTGTTGATGTAGTCGTTGTTAACGACCATCTGACCTTTCTCAAGACTGTCTTCCCATTTGGCCTTCATGCGACCAAGGCGTTCTTTGAACAAGGCTTCGTTGTACTGCGAAGACTCTGGGTTACGCTGCTTAAACCATGCTCTAGCCAGCGCTCCGTACAGGAGTACTACTCGGTCTTCTACTGGGATGGCTGGCTCGTCTAGATCATTGATGAGAGGCTGAACTTCTCTGATGTAGTTGACCCTGATGATGGTCGGGGTCATGTAGATCGACGGAAACAACGTCATCCGTCTGTGTCTGTTACCGATAGTGGCTTCTTTAAACTGCTGAACAGCGATAGAGGTGTCGCTCACTAACGACTCATACTTCTTAGCGGTTCCCAAGTAACTTACCGTGTCGTTGGCTACGTTAGTGGTGCCGATAGCTGCCACCATCACGTCTGGGGTGTTGTAGCTGTAGTGTCCTGCTCCGCTAACTGCGATGTGCTGCCCCTCGATGATGAGCTGCGTGCTGCTGACAGTGCCTAAGCTAGCCGAGAAGATAAGAGACTTCAGTAGCCCGTTAGAGGACCGTGATAGCACTGGTGGTAGTGTAGCGATGCTTGCTGTTGGAGAGGCATCGATGTAGTCAGACACCGTGTAGTAGGCGGGCATGGCCTCAGCCTGTGGGTTCTGGTTAACTACCTTTAAAAATTCTTGTAGACCACTGTTCTCTAGACCTGACGACTTCATGTCATGTCTTACCTCTACCACTTCTCGGCAGTCTACTGGTAGATCAAGGTTGTCTGTCCATATCGTGAAGCGACGCTGTGTGTTGGATGGTCCGATGTACTCGTTCTCTAAGTACAGAACAGATGTGTTCTCTGTGTGGCTTCGGATGCGGTAACGGATGCGATCGCCTTTGACGGCGAACCAGTAGTTGGTAAAATTGATGGCTGGAATTTCGGAGAGAGTAATGGAGGCAACACCGCTCACCACAGATGCTGAGCCAGTATCAAACTTAGCTTCCTTAGTGATGGGGATTTCTCTGTTTAACCAGCGCCAACGGGCGAAGGGAACAATCTCTTCTAGGTAGATCGTGTTCACATCGCGTTTGATCCGGTTGATTGAAACCGAATCGGTTGACTGTACACCCACCTCCTCACGGATGGCAGCGACGATATCGGCAAAGGTCTTTAGCTGGTATGGTGTAGCCATTACTTACCTATATCCTGTACAATTAATGTTGCGACAGCGTTAGCTATTGAAATCACTCGTATCCCATTCGTAAATGTAATGGGCAATTCCCAAAAGCGGGCGATCTTTGATTCGTTAGCGGTCACCGTCCTGAGGTCTAGTTTAACATACCCGTTTAGGTCGTCCCCCAGCACGATAGAGGCGTTTGCTGAGGTTGGGGTTAGCACTACCTGATAAAGCTGCAAACCCACTGTAGAGGCTATAGATACCGGTACAAGCGATCCCGCTGTATCCACGTACCAAGTATTCCCAGATCTTACATTCCCCATACCCACCCCAATAAAAAACCTAATAAGAACAGTAGTAGTGGGATTATATTAACAGACTTTTTTTTCTGCTTTAATAACGTACGGTTATCCAAAATAAAGAGTTTGGCGATCTCTTTGTTTCTTCTGTTCTTCTCGTACAGCGTCATGGGAACAATCTTGTCACCCTCGCGCTTCCAGTGATGCGGGGCTATCTTGTGTACAGCTTTTAGATCTGGGTTTAAAAGAGAGTTGGCAGGCAGGTCGTGTTCCTGACCGTCAGCTATCTTCTTGACTATGGCGTTATGATCTGTGAATATGACGATGTATTGTTTACTCATTACTCCACCCACTCAATAATCAGTCTACCACTAGCCCCGTTACCGCCGTTGCCACCGGCTCCACCTGCAGATCCTGTCACTACTATCGTACCTCCGCCACCTCCGCCAGAGCCTGCTAATCCCCCGTCTCCGTTACCTATTGCATTCGTTCCGTTGGTGCCTGCTCCACCGTTGGCCCCGCTTGCTCCGCCAGCACCGCCTATAAGTCCTGTATTTCCGCCTGTTTCTCCGCCAGTAGAGTTAGAACCAGCCCCACCTCCGCCACCTCCGGCACCACCAGCAGGTCCACTAACGCTTCCGAACACAGCGTTCTGTGTGTAGGTAACTAGTTGTCCACCTTGGATTTGCTTACCTGCTCCTCCCGCTAACGTTGGGTTACCCCCGCTTGCTGCTGTTGCTCCCGCAATTCTAAAAGTACCCGGACCATCGCTGTTTGATACCCCACCACCAGCTGCAAGTTTCCCACCTACACCAGTAGTGTTACCATTAGGTCCCCCTCGTGTTCCTCTAAAGCTGGCTAATGCGCCAAAGGTTGTAGCTGTTCCTGCTGTTCCTGCTGTTCCGTTTCCTCCGGAAGATCCTGTTGGAGAAGCTGCTCCTCCAGCACCTCCTGCTCCACCTGTTCCTCCGGCTCCTATCGTAATAGAGTAGGTTGTTCCCGGTACTACTGTAACTGGGTACCTGATGTTCCAAGCTGCTCCGCCTGAACTTCCCGCACCTCCGCCACCAGCTCCGGCTGTAGTGGAGCCCCCACCACCACCGCCTCCGCCTGAGCCACCACCAGTTCCACCCCGTCCTATAAGGGTTATGTTGGTAACGCCTGCTGGAGCAGTCCACGTACCATTGGATGTGAACGTTGCGTGAAGTATTGTTGCCTTAGGCATACTACTCGATCCACTCCACTATCAAGAACCCGTTAGATCCAGCGCCTCCTGATCCTCCGGCTCCCCCGTTAGAACCTGTGGTGGCTTTTAATCCGCCTCCGCCACCTCCACCGCCTCCGGCTCCGCCACATCCGTTTGTTCCTGCGGCTCCGTTGGCTCCCGCAGCACCATTGGCTCCAGAAGCTCCGCCGTTACCGCCGTTAGATCCGTTAGGGCTCACAGCATCTCCGCCTGTTGGTGGGGCGCTTCCTCCTCCACCACCGCCGCCAGACGCGCCACCGGCTGATCCACCAGTTCCGATAGATCCTTGTCCGTAGAACGGAACACCAGCGTTAGTGGCTAATGCTCCGTTTCCTCCAGCTGCGTTGGCGACTCCTCCGCCTCCGGATGCACCAGACACGATGCCGAAGTAACCAACTGATACCGCGCCTGCAGCTCCTGTGGTTGAGAGGCCGCCTGCTGTGCCCTGTCTACCAAACTGGCCGTGGGAGAAGACAGCTAGAGTATCAAATGTAGTGTCGGTTCCGTCGTTACCAATAGTTCCAGCTGTACCTGTAGCTCCACCTGCTGCAGCTGTTGCTCCTGCTCCGCCTGCAACAGATGCTCCTCCCTGCCCGATCGTGATTGTATAGCTAGTGCCTGGAGTGACTGCTATACCAGGCTGATAAACTGTGAATGCCGAACCGCCAGGAGAGCCTGCTCCACCTCCACGTGCTCCAGCTCCAGTGGAGCCACCCCCGCCTCCACCCCCGCCTCCGCCTGAGCCAGAGCCGCCTCTACCCCAGAGATTAACTTGCGTTATCCCTGCGGGAGCGACCCAGGTTCCGTTAGCTGTGAATGTCTTTCTGACTATACGTGCCATTAGATTGCACCCATGTACCAATCTGTGCCGTCAGAGAACAAGCTGAACGCACCCCAAGGTGTTTGTAGAACCTTGCTTGCAGCAAGTCCCTCGATTTTCTCACTCCCTGCTTGAACAACTGTTAGGTTATTAGTTTGGAAGCTGCCAGTCTTATCCTTAATAGTGATGAAAGCATTAGCGACAGGAGTGGGGAGGGTTAGGTTAAAAGCTCCGCCGGATGTGTCACAAAGGTATGTGTTACCTGACACAGCAGTTGTGTTACTCGAGATGGTGTTTACGACATACGGGGTTGGGTCTACGGTCCACGCAACGACCCCACCGATTGTAGTGAGGTGGGTTCCGTTTGCTCCCTTAGCTAGACGTGTGCCTGTTCCTGATGCCCCGCCTAGGATTAAATCGTACTGAGTTGTCATCGGTGACAACGCATCAAAGGCGGCGGTCTGGGTTGTTTGACCAGTACCTCCATCAGCTATTGCTTGTGGGGAGGTAGAACCAGATGTTACTCGTCCCTTGGCGTCTGTGGTGACCTTGACGTATGTGCCTGCGGTTCCAACTGAGGCTAGTGTGGCAGCAGCACTTCCTGGTCCAGCTGCTGTGACATCACCGGTAAGTGCTGTGATGTAATTGCCTGTTGCCTGCTTACCAGCTAGATCTGAGACCAGGTTAGTAACCTGACCTTCGCTGATCTGGATGGCTACGTTTGACGCTGCTGTTGCCTGTCCCTTAGCATTTAAGGTTACTTGACTAACAGATCCTGCGCTACCGAAGGTTCCGACGTTTAGGTTAACAGTTGGGAGCGTGAGAGATATAGTGTCCGTTGTGGCATCACCACTGACGGCAATAGAAGAGTCGGCACTGGTGAAGGACAGAACATCACCATGTACGTCAGGAGTTGGGGATGTCCCCAAGTCTGTTTGAATGGGTCCCCAGGAATAGGAGGCTGATCCGCTTCCTCCTCCACCGCTACCAGTACCTGGAAAAAAACCCATTTCTCATCCTTACTATAAAAGTATTGTTGCTGGGAACGAGTATACTAAGCCACTGCCCTGCACTTTTAGTAGTCCTGCTTCTGGTGTGTGGTCGGTAGCGAAAGTAAGTTCTATAGAACCGCCAAAGGTGTATGTTCCAACTAACTCTGCTCCAGTAAAACCCCCGCCTAAAGTGGCAAAGTTTTTTCCAATGTGCGCCATGGAGAATGCATTTATAGAGCTAATTAGCAAGGCAAGTGTGGTTGTTCCTGGATCGTATCCACATACTAGTCCAGGGGCGCCATTCACTGCTATCGACGCTTGTGCGGTAGACGCTCCGTCATCTACGTTTAAAAAGAATTTAATTACGGATGCTATCGCAAATTCTGGTCCTAACAGATTTACAGCATCTCCGGCTGCATATGTTGGGATGGAGAAGTTAATTCCCCCACCGATCCATGGATCTGCGTTATAGACGTCTGTGGGATCGACATATGCTGTTGTCTTAACCCAACCGTCACCTAATGCCGGTGAACCCGGATCAACAGATAATATTGGTAAGGTCGCGCTGCCGCCGCTTCCACCACCGCCGCCACCCGAGCCTGTTCCACCGCCTGGTGTAAAACCCATGGTTAGATCCTCTTGGTGTATAGAACGCGGACGGCGTCCCCGTTTGTTCCTGTGACGTAGATCTGAGAGAGGTCGAATTCTTGCGCGATGCCTCTTAGGTCATCCCCGTTAATTCCTTGCTTCTCACCAGCAACGATGGGCATCCCTGCTCCGGTAGTTACTGCTGAGTCACCTAGGTAAACATCTGCGCTGTTAGTGCCTTCTGCCGCCACCTCAAATGATGCAACGCGTAAAACGGTAGCTGAGAGGGGGGTGGCCGAGGCTCCTATGGTGACCTTAACGGACACCACTTTCATATCTGGCATAAAATCTCCTTAAAAGACAAGAGGGAAGAGGGTTCTCACCGCTCCTCCCTCCCATCGTATCACTTTGAGTGCTGCTTACGCGCCTTGAACGCCGTAAACACCACGTGCGTGAGACACGCCGATATCTTCACGGTAAGATGCTTTGTACTTGATAGCATCGTACTCGAAGTCTTCCTTAGACTTCGTTTGAAGAGCCTGACGTTTCACGATCATGAGGCCGTGCTCAGCAGAGTCAGCAAGTAAGAACCAGCTGTCTAAGTCTGTGAGGTGCGGGCTAGATACAACCATCAAACCATCGTTACGAAGAGCGTTCATAGCGTTGGTTGGGCCGTTATCGTTAGAGGCCGTGACGTTGTTCACGCGACGTTCTGAACCGATAAGTTCCTCAGCCGTACGTTTCTCGCTTGGGTTAACAAGCAAGATGCGGGGCTTGATGTTGTAGATGATACCGCTATCACCAACAAATTGAGTTTCGAAATCTACCAGTGCTGAGCGTAGCGAGCCATCAGACAAGTCTGCGGGTGCTGCTGAGGTGTTTCGGAACGTTCCGCCAGAAGGAAGGGTGTGCGCTGTGTTGAACAGGCTCACTCCGTCTGGGGAGGTTACAGTGCTGAACCCACCGTTGATAACGTCCATGGCGTTGATCTCTTGCGACTCTTTAGCAGAGCGTGCAAGTTTTCGTACCATGTCTGCCACTAGGTCAAACTTACCGTCGTTGATTGCTTCCTCAGAGATCGAGAAGCCGCCGGTGAATTTGCGAGGGGCGAAGGTTTTGTGGTAACCTTGTTTAGGACGTTCGAACGAGTACTGCGTGTTCTCAGGCTGTTCTTGGAACAGGGGGAGGTCATGCATCTCGGTCGTTTGATAGATGTCTCTATCGGTGGTGACTTCTTTGAACAAAGCTTCACGACGACTTGGGTGTTGCTGTTCTTCCATCCAGAACATCATCTCCAAGGCCGGAAGCATTGATGTACCAAAGAGGTCGCTAAAATTACTTCTAGTTACAATTGCTGCCATGTATTACTCCTATACTCCTGCAGTACCCGTGCCGCCGCCAAGCTGGTGGTTGTTAATGATAACAACAACTTTAGCTTTGTCGCCAAGCGCGTTTCGCGTGTCGCGATCTAGGCGAAGAACTTTAAGAGGAAGCGTTGCAGTAGCTGCACCGGTGTCGCTCTTGAGTTCTTGTCGCGATTCTTTCGTTGCGCTGTCGCGGTCAGAACATTTCAACGAGTAGTTTAGGTTCATTTCCGTTTGTGCGCCAATGTCAGAGCCGCTTGCCTGTACCTTATATTCTTGGTGTGGGTCATCCGCCACCAAAATCTTGTCATCTGCTGCTTCAGCTGCTCCGATGGCAACGCCAACGAGAGCACCGGCATAAGCACTGCCACCAGAACTTGGTACAGCCACTCGTCCGTTTGAATCTAGAACAACCGCGTCTCCGCGACCGATTGCACCAGCAGCAACGTATTCGTTAACTCTACGTACCTTGCCCCAGGGAGCAAGACCGTTTGGTCGATCGATATTTGCCATTTAGTCTTCCTTATCGTAAATTTTTGTTTTCATCCCACCAGCTTTAGCCATCTGCTTCAGTTCCGCTCCTACAGACTCGTTAGATGCCTTTCTCATCTGTGCGTCGCGTCGCTGTGCGATGGTTTGGCGGTGAGCCATTCCTACTTCAGCTGGTCTCACTGCTAGAAAGAGGTCGTCTCGGATTAAAAGTCCGTCCGATCGCCTTCCCACACCAAAACCACTGGTCGTAATCTTAGCATTATCCAAATTTAGCGGTTGCCAATAGTTATCGATGTAGCCCTTACTGATCTTGTCTAGACGTACCCACTTGTAATGTAAGGAGTTTTTCTCACAATAGTCAAGTACCTCGCCCGGCACCTCAAAGGCTGAGCCCTGCGTGTACTTAAAGGTTTTCTCTTTAATATTCTTTTTTAGACCCTGTTCCATTATTTATATCTCCGGTAATCGCGATTTGAGTAACTCTTTAGCTTTTCCATGGTTTCTGGCTTATCGACGGGTAGGCCCATAAGACGGGCGAAATCGACTGTTCTCTGGTCTAACTCATCTTTCTTGCCTGTTCGCTCTGGAGAGCCACTGGAACGTGATCCCATGACAAAATCGTCTGTTTCAGTGGGGGTGCGCTTAGAGCGTGGTTTTACACCCAGATCAAGGGCTGCTTCCAGCACCGTAGCCTTCCAGTTGGCAGAGTTGTTACGCTCTTCCTCTGGCATCTTTGTGAAGAGTTCCTGAACCTTGTCATAGAGCTTGTGCCCCACTTGACTTGCTTCTGGAAACTCATTTAAGATGTTACTGATGGTAACTTGGTTCTTAGCCTGCACGCGAGAAACAGCTTCCTGCTCCCGACGCATGTCTGAGAGAGCCTGGTCACGGATGATCTGCGCGTAGCGCACAGGATCTGTGAGGTGGGCCTCGTTCAGCGCGTGAGAAGCATCTTGCTGAGCTGGTTCCTTTACGGTGGCTCTTGCAAGCTGTTCTAGTTGCTGGCTGATTGTTTTAAGGTTGTTTTCTAAATTTTCCGTCTTACGGGAAAACTCTGACTGAAGGTTTTTTAACCGGTCGTCTGCCGGTGGTGCACCCGCACCTTGGTTTTGTTCTGACATACTCTAGCGATTACGTCGCTACACGAATTTATGGCCTACTTGCGTAGGTAGGTGGTAACGCCACCAGTCGATGAGACTTATGCCTCATCGGAGAGTATAGCAGGAAGCGCTTTTAGGGGGTGCCAGCGGGGGGTGTCCTGGGCCTTTACGAAGTGCTCGGCTGTCTCATAAAAGAGACCGTTGTGTCTGTTGTACGTGGAGGAGATGATGTGGACGCCAGCATCCACGTAGAGGGTTTGATGGATCTTCTCACAGGTGTCTAGGGTGTGTTCGTGATAGTAGGTGTTACCTGGAGATATGCTTTTAAACATAAATTAAAACAACTTTTTTGTGTATTTAAACATAATTTTTTGAGAGTGCCGGACGCGACTCCGTGCCTGTCTATCGCCAGGGGCACACTAGATATTCCCCCCAATCCTGTAGACTCCAGGATCTCTGCGGTTGCGTGTCTCCAGCGGCATACCCGAACTTCGGGTTTGAATGAGCCTAAGCCCAAACTACCCATCCCTCACCAGTTTCCCAGCTACAGGGGACCTACCGCAGCTTCCCACGCCGACTCTCAAACCTTATCTAAAAACATCTCCACCCATATGCTGGCAAACTTCATCTACCAACTTCTCAATATACTCGTTATCATGTTGATAAATGTTATTAATCAGCCAGTCTTTAGGTAACTCTACTTTTTCTACAACATCTTGCTGGTAAGCCTTATTTACCTGATATAAGGCCATGGTAACTTCGTATAAAACTTCTTTTTTAGTTCTCATGGTTTTAGCCCTCACTCCTACGAATTCTAACCAGTTCCGTCTTAAAGGCTTGTGCTAGCTGCTGCGCACCCTCAGCCTTAGCTGCTGCAATAAAGAGGGCGTCCTTGTTCTCGATCGAGGCTGAGATGGTGCCTAAGGCTTGTTTCTGCCTACTCACTAGGTGGTCTAGGAGGGCTGCTACAGCATCCCCGGCTGGGCTTGTGGCTACATCTTTTAAACGATCTTCTTGTTCTAGTGTCATATACTTCCTAAAAATCGCTTACTTTTAACCCTTAGGTGTAAGCCTTCCCTTAATGGCACTAATTAACCGTTAACTAGTGGGGCAATGTCCCATAGAAATACCCTCTCACACACAAAGCTGTGTGTCTAGCTTTTTTTGCTAGTTACTGTCGTTTTTCGACGGTAACTAGCTATTGTTGTGGTCCACCAGGAGCCACACCGGGCTGTCCTGCTGGGTTAGTGGCCTGGGCGGCGTTAGTTTGCTGCTGCTGCACGTTAGCTGCCTGAGCCTGCTGTTGCTGCATAGCCTGTAGGAGTTGTTCCCGCTTCTTAGCCTGGATCTGTAGGGCCATGATCTGCTGTTGGTCAAACTGACCGAGCAGCTCATCGTGCTTCATCAGTTCCTCGAAGTAGGCTAGGAAGCCTTGGTTGTCGTCGGTTGGTAGTACGGGGACGTCTATTCCACGTAGTACGCGGTTGGCGACATCTTCTGGAGAAAGCTGCACTGAGTAGTCGGCAGGCTTAGCCAGGAACTTAGCGAAGTTTTTCTTACCGAGAGCAAGAAGATAGTCCTTGGTGGCCTCAAACAAGCCTGATGGTTTAACGACACCTGTCTGAAGTAGGAGGGGGTTCATCACCGTAGAGAGCACCGATTGTGCCCGCTGTAGGCGGATGTCTGGGTTAGAGGCTGCGCTAGACGGATCTATCTCAAAATCAACATCTAGGTACTCGATCTCGGCCTTGTCCTTGATGACAGACCAATACTCACTACCGTCATCACCCGTAACCTTGTAAGCGAAGTCGGCAGGGAGACGTTGTTGCATAAGGGAGAAGAGATACTGAAGAGACTGTTTATATCCTCTGAAAAGTCTCTTCAAGTGAACATCTAGGTTCGTCGATGCCTCTCCGACAAGGGCTCTGGCTCCTGTAGCTGTTCTAAGAGCGCCTTGTGTTCCGGAGTTGGCTCCTAGAGAGAGATCAGAAATACCCGTGAGTCGCTCCACCATGGTCTGGATGGCTTGCTCTTCCTGCATCCCGAACGAGGTTCGGTTACCTAGGTTGGGGAAGTAAACGTCGGTTTGTGGGTTGTCAACGGGGATGAGTTGACCTGGCTCAAACCTGATCTTCTCAGGCTCTAGCGAACTAGAAGCCCTATAGAAGGCAAACGGCATGGTGGACAGCATCCCGAAGTCGATCCGGGTGTTGTGCATCATGTCCATCTCTTTGGATAGCGGATAGAGGGTTTCAATCAGTCCGATGCCGTAGGTCTGGCCTGTACGCTTGTGGAAGTCGATCTTGATGAAGGGACGCTTGCCGTTCCTGTTGACTCTGTGCAAGTATGTTGCACGGAGGATCTTGCCTGACTTCTGGTGAACCCAGAGAACGATGTCTGAATCGATGCCACTATCGTCGATGTCGGCACGCATGTATGCTTCGATGATGGCGTAGCGGTCTAGCTCGATGGCGGGCTGGATGTTCATCTGACCAGCATCAAGTCTGCGCTGTTCCTTGATGTTCCCCGCTTGGTCTAGGTGGCGGCTGTCGCGGCCACTCTCAGCAATGATCGAGGTGACTATCTCTTCGTCAAAAACTTTTCTATATGCAAGTGTATATAACTCGCTCTTAGTGAGCCACTGGCGATGGAAGCAGTGGTCGGCTTGTTCAGGGTCCCCTTCTCCACCAATCATGATGAAGTCTTCGCCTAGAACGCTCTCGCAGGCTGGTTGGTCGTAACACTTCCTAACCCGCTCTACTTCTTGCTCAACCTTGACAAACGTAGGGACAGCTTGTTCCGTCCCGTCGGGTGCAACACGATATTCGGGGGGACCTGGCTTAGTGACTGTCTCAACATCCATGTACTTAGAGTAGTGGACGTCCCATCGCCATTTCTTAATCCCAACACCTGTAGTGCACCACTCCCAGATCCAGCGATCTAGAAGCTCGTCCATACCCTGACCGCGGTTAACCCAGTCGTTGATGGCGAAGCGCATCATCTGGCTAACGGCTTCTGCCCTATCAGCTGAGTCGGGTCGTCTGGCTTCAGCAACAGGGTCGTTAGCTGCGATGGCCTGCATCATGCGGGCGTGGTAGGTTTTGGCCACGATGAATGGCATAGGGATGTGTAAGTTCGAACTTAGCTCGAAGGGTCCGTTGTTTACTGGAAGTAAAAACTCGTCCCACTGGGCTAGGTATTCCTGCTGGCGTTCAAGCCAAGCAGATCGGTCGGTGTTACCTCGGTTCCACAGGTCGCGCACCTTGTGGCCCATGTCCATCTCACGTAGCTTAGCTAGGAGCTTTTTAGGGATCTGGTCGCGGACGGAGGCCTCGATGCTCTCATCAAAAGGGTTCTTGTGATTGCGTGCTATTCGTCCGTCGTTTTGAAAATCCGACATATCGTTATCTTAGCACGGGCTTCGTTCTAGGCCGGTTGAATCCGTAGACACCTTGCTTGCGGCGGTAGATGCGTGGCTTCCCCTTAGAAAAGAACAAGTTGCAGGCCAGGGCATACTTGAGACAGGCCAGGTAGTCCTTGTTCCTGATGTCCAGGTATGGCTTGTTAAGGGCCAGTCGCCTGTCCACGACCCACTGCACCTCCTCAATATCGCTTATAAGGCCCGCATTGCCCTCTAGGACGCGTAGTTTAGGTAGGGTGCGCCCGTAGCTATCCGGTTCCTCCGGCACCACCAGAGCGCCTCTAATGCGCTCTATGAAGTCCTCGTCAGACTTATCTTCATAGGTTGTGGCTCTGATACGCACTACGATGCCGTGGGCTGTCAGTTCCTCGTTAAACACCTCTGAGAACGGCCTGAAGCCCTCGCCACTAGTCATCTCTGCCTGCCCAGCCGAGTCGTAGACAGCGTCGATGATCCGGTAGTTGGTGAACCAACCCCTGTCTATCAGTGACTTAGCGAAGCCACGAGCTACAGCCTTCTCGCTGTAGGTGTCCAGGACGACCAGGAAATCGTCGGGAAGCACCCCTAGCAGGAGGGCGTGGTGGGGCTTAGAGCTGTGGGGATCAATAGCAATCACACAGGGCCACCTAGCATCAAACTTAAAGCCAGCCTTAGGGATGATGTGGGCCTGAGGCGACCACAGGTGGGCTAGGGCCTGGCCCGCGAGGTCTGCGAAGGCTCCCTTGAAGCGTGTGAGCTTCTCCTGTTCTGTCAGGCCTGCCCCGAAGCGCTCGGCATAGCCTGACTCCAGGTGGGGGTTCTCGTCCATCTCCCCGTTAAAGCACTCGACGTGGGGTAGGTCTCCCTTCGTCCAGGGCTTATAGATATCGGTACGTAGCCAGGGTTGGTATAACGGGGTGCCTGCCATCAATATCTCTAGGGGCCTTCCCTTAATACGGCCACCCCTCTTGAGGCCGATGTAGATGTGGCGGGGAGGGGGCTCGTCAAAGAAGATGTGGGTGGCTTCGACACCCTCGACTTTGAGTAGGTTGACCTCATGTGTGATGATGGCTAGTTGGCTACCATTCGGGTAGGTGATGCGCGAAACATAGGGCTTACCATCCTTGTGTAGCTGCTCAGGCTCCAGGATGTTCCACTTCAGATACTCGGGCAGGAAGCTCTCCGCAATCTTAGAGGGATCGTCCACTACCAGGTACATCTTGGAAGGGACGGGGCTAACGATGCCTGTCAGGGGGTTGATGCCTGTGGCTGCCCAGTGGACGGCGTTGACCAGTAGGGCTGTCTTACCGAACCCGTTCCCGCAGAACAAGTACTTCTCAAGGGCGCAGCTCTGTATGACACGCAGCTGGCCCTCGTGGGGTACGAAAGCCTCCTTACGCGCACGTAGGCGGCGTTTCTTCTCCTCTATGAGTTCCTGTAGTCTTAGAAATTTTTCTTTCTTACTCGAAAACGTCATACTCGCCTACATACTCACGTAGCATCCGGCGGGCTTCCACGAGGACGTCGTAGGCTGACTTCCCCTCCCACTCCGTCTCGTCGTGGTATTTGGTCTTGGACCTAAGCCAGTTGTCATATTCCTGGATGCCAAACTTGACGTCTGGGGCTCTTACTGCTGTCTGGTGTTCCTGGTTTTCCTCTGGGAGGTTAAAAGTGAGTGTGGCGGTGGGCATCTAGTCGTCCTCCAGAGAGGCCATCTCAGATTTAATGAGAGCTTCCAGCTCGTCGTCGGGGAGGGCGGCCAGGCGATGCTCAACGGTTTTGCTTTCCTTGGCCTTCCCGTCGGCGCGGTCGAGGATGTCACGGGCAGCGGCGAGCGCTTTAGCGGTGTCTATCTCGAGTGCGACAGCACTTATCAAGCGAGCCGCAGCGACAGACTTGTATTTCTTAAACAGTTCAGCGGGTTCCATCCCTGCACGGAGGTCATTCTCTAGAGCTGGGAGAATTTTTTCTCGGAACTCATCATACTTCAGCAGCTCGTCAAGCGACCTTACTACACGATTTTCCTGAGAATTTGACGCTCTCTTGCCCATATACACATCATACCATAATTTAGGGGGTTATTCACAAAACTCGTGACCTCAATAAAATCATGTAGTTATCTACTTTTTTGCTAGTTTGGGCCCGCATTATGGCGACTATATATAGAAATTGGGAGGAGGAAGGGCATGTGCGCACGGCCTATTCAACCCTCTAATGCAATATAGAGGCATCCCATCTCGATATTGTATGTATATACAATGTGGATCTAGTGAAAACAAGGGGTTAGGGGCTGCTCAGCGGGTATTATACGGATATTGTATTGGGTATTGGTGGGGATTTACTCTTCGTTCTGTTTTGCCATACTTATAGATGCACCTAAGTTAACTAGTTTGTTACTAAGTTGGTAACAAACCGGCTATATAACGTGCAGTCGCCACTAATGACGATTCAACGGAATGTATAAGAACTAAACACTGTCTAAAAGATCTTCAGTTTTTTAGTCTAATTCCTTGTTATAACCCACAACCAAGCTGGCATGTCGTTTGCATTACCTATAGGTATGGAAACACTAATCAAACATGTTCTGGAATTACAAGCCGAGTTAGAACGTTTGCA